ATATGGTTAAGGTTTCATCGTCTGTGTCATTTTCAAATAAAACCTGTAAATAAGTGAATTTCTTTACTTTTGCTTTGAGTCGTTTTGGTTGTGGGTTTGCGTTAGTATTGAATGAAATATCGTTGTGGTCTATGTCATTAAAATCTGTGTAACGATATTCCACGCTATAGGTTTCTGCGCCTACTTCTTCAACTCTATCTGTAACAAACTTGATATTTACAGAAGTTCGTGTGTTTGGTGCAATTGCTACCCACTCGTCACGCATCATCTTACGGTATTGAAGTGCACCAAAGTCTGTAAAGCCTGTGTATAGCTTACAAGGAATTGTTGAAGTATCGTCCGATGTGAATGAATCGTCAAACCTCATTATCTGATTTCCATAGTAGTAATACACGTCACCATCAATCTCTAAAAAGTCGCTTGCGTAAACGTTTGTGTATATATACATTGTATCATTTCCGTAGTTCCAAATATATACTTTTCCATCTACACAAACCCAGTATTCTTTTTCATTTTGATAGTTTAGTGTCTTGGCTTGCGACAAATCCAAATCTTGAAGTGATATCTTTAAACGGTCAGAAATCGGTTTTGCTGAACGTTGTGACTCAACCGATGTAATCTCCCACCGCCACATAGAAAAGCCGTCTAGTGTAATAGGGAAGTCCTCAACAAGTGCGCCTTGATTAGGTGCTAAGTGTCCGATGTGTTCGTTCAAATCTCTGTAGCCAAAGTTATAAGGATTAAGTCCAGTGTTATTGGTGTAAAGTGGATTTACTTCCGGACTTACAATTCGTGTTGAGTCCTCTTTGAAGATCAACAATGTCTGTTGTTGTGCGATTAAATCTGTAATTGCAAATTGATTTGAGCCGACTTTAACAAAAGCGTTAGCAGGAAAGTAATTAGGTTTGCCTACCATTGAATAACGGAAGGTCGACTTCTCATGCGTTCCACCGAATAAAAATAGGTTTGTATCGTTTTCGACTCCAAAGTCTATCATGTAAGGGTGATTCATTACAAGTGATGTATCCACGTTTGCTTTTGACCAGAATATTTTTACAACATCATTGCTAGTAGGTGTTATAGAAACAAAAGACACTTTTCCATTTGTTTTGTCTACAGTGTAATCTGTTGTTAATATTTTAAGTGCGCCGTTATAATATACTTGGTCTATTGATAAAACGTCTTTTTCTGCTATGAAAAAATCTTTTGATGTTCCGTTTCCCACAAACCATTGTTGCTTTTTAGGTGTTAGAAGGTTTACTTCTTCAAATAAAGTTCCCCCTCCTGCTGGTGGTGTGCCTGTAGCTACAGTTGGTATATGTGGTACTGGTGAAGAGTATGTTGTTCCGTCATATGTTTTCCACTCTGTCAAAGTTTTAATCTGTACTTTACCATCAAACCACAAGAACTGTACAGGTTCGTCAGCAATTGCGCCGACTAATGATACAATCGGGTCTGCTGATTCGTCCCATATTGCGGAATCGTCCCAAAGTTCTGTATCGTCCCACGCGCCAGTTAGCATATTAGCTAATTGAGTTTCAGAGGTTGAGATTTCCATATTCCTAGAATACAGAAACCCACCTGTCGAAAACAACATTCGCTTAACTCCGAGAAGTTCGCCTTCCCACCAACCACGAATAGGATTGTCTGACTGGATATAAGTTTGATGGCCGGCTCTCTTTTGAGGTTTATAGTTTTTAGTGATTCTGAAATTTTCTTGTCTAACCGCTTCACCTAGTTTAATCTCGGTATCGCCTACCGATTCATTCAGTCCCAAAAACTGCGTAATCTCGATGGGTTTTGGCGGTTTAATTGTTCTTATTTGTGCCATGATACCCCCTTAATATACGTTGATTATTGGAAGTTCTTGCGCCGGTTGAGGTTTAGCAGCCATTTTTAGTAGTTCGAGTGATTCGGATTCAAAGAAATTAGCTTGATCTGGTAGATCTGTTAGTGCAATCTTAGCTGCAACATAATAAACTAAAAACTGTTCAGCATATGGATTGTTCATTAATATCGGGTCAGTCATGTTTACAAGTCTAACTGGTCTAGGCATATACACAACTCTGATTGTACCTTCAAATTCATATGATACATAAAGTGTGTTATAGCCTTCTAGTTGAACAGTGTGGTCTAGGATATACTTACTATCATCTAAGACTATTTTGTCAATCTGACCGAAGTCTGACGGGAGTGTATAGGCTATCCATCGTTCAGCTTCTTTCTGTTCATCGGTTGGGACTTGCGTAATCGTATGCGTTTTATAATACCTAGCATACGGATACGCTTTATTAATGCCCATGTTTATATATCTTAATGCGTTTGTGTCAGTCTCGATTGTTTCTGACTCGGCTAGTACAGTACCGCCGGAGTTGTAATCATCAAGAAGCGACCTCGCATCGTATAATAAGTCTTGTACGGTCATGTTTTACCTCACATTTCCTTGATTAATAGTGAAGAACTAGCTAACAAACTAATCGTACCTGCATCCCTGCGCGCTATTAAAGTGATTTCATCAAATGGATCAACTTCTAAAGTTACCTCAATTGGAATTGTTTTAGTTTCATCACCGGAAAAATTAGCCATAGTTTTGACTGTACTATCTACAATAGAACCGTCAACATATTTTTTCTTTCTTACCGTTAATTCTACTAACGAAGTACCGCCACCTGTTCTTTGTACAATTAGCGCACCAGACACTGAAATTTGAGTTGTGACGATTGATTCGTATTTAAGCCAACCAATGCCACCTGTGTTTATAAGTGAGTATCTACGCGAAAATGGAAGTGATAGAGAAGCAAAAGACAAAATAGTTGCGTAGCTTGCAGATGCAATCGAAAGATTTCCGGTAGTCGTTAAATTAGCAAATCTCTTTACATTTTCAAGGTTTAAAATATCCCAGTGGTTGCTAACAAGTCTGTGAGTCCAAAGTGTAACCGCTTCGTATTTATGGATTAGTGAACCCCATTTCTTTCCGCGTTGTCTGTTTGCACCTTTGCACACAACAGCAACTTTATGATCGCCGTTATTCGATTGTTCAACATAAACCTGCACAAAAGTTCTTTCATCCACAGAAGCTACGTCTGGCAAAGTTATAGCACAGTCGTTAGCTGTAATATTAAAACTTGAGATTGAGTTTATATCTTCAACAGTGTATGTGTTTAGTATTCTGTAAGTTGCCCATGTTGCGTTAAGATGATTGTCATCTAAAGTTAATGTAGTTGCGGTATTTGATAATACAATTCCGTAATCTTCTACACCGGTAGCGGATGACATTTTGACCACGCTACCAACGTACTCGTTAACTGTCCATGTTTTTGTGTTATCCGAAACTGTATTAAGTGTTTGAGCCGTTACGCTACCACTTTCTTGGTCTGATGTTGCGGTATAGTCATAACCTTTAACTATCAATTGTTCAGTCGATAGTGTGTTAGCGTTTAGTTTTGCCCTTATAGAGCCTTGGCTTTCCTCGTTTACAAATGTATTACTCATTATCGCCCTCCACAAACTCAAGATAGCTTAGTAACGCCTCATGCGTCCAGTAAGTCACCATTGCATCGTCTTTCATGATAACCCAGTGTGGGTCACTTGTTTCAAAGTGAATAATAAACTCACCATTTGAAAGTTGTCGCTGACCTGCTGTTGATATTTGATATTCTTCTAGCGTTGTGCTAGTTGTCATTATCCAGTTCATAAGCCCTCCTATAGTCCGTAAGCTTTGGTATCAAACTTAAACCAATCCGCACGATTCTTTGCAATGTCACTATCGCAATACTTAGATGCTAACAATAAGTCGTTTGAAAATCCTGTGTAAGTACCTGCACCTGTCGTTGATGCCATCATAACTGTGTTAGGTCTGCTTGTAAGCGTTACTGCGTGTGCGCCTGTGTAAGTTTCAATACCGTCTATAAACGCTTTCAGAGTGCCACTATCACGCTCTAACCATATACTATGGAATCCTACAGATAATGCAGTTCCGATTTGAATTGCTACACCTTCAAGAATAACAAATAGGTTTCCGCTTGCGTCCATTTTAAAAGCATATTGAGTGTCTGCATCGTTTGTAGCGTTTCTAGTAAGCCAATATTTGATTTTGTTTGCACCTGTTTTAACGACTAGTCCAAAAGCAAAGTTTCCTGTTGTTGGGTTTGGCGCATTACTCGGTAGCAAAATCACATCGTTCACACCGTCACCTTGTAGACCTGTTACTGTTTTACCATTTGGCGCAACTACATCAGCATACCCACTCGTTGGGATAAATCCGAAGCCTTGTAGTAGTCCGTTGGCTTTTCCGTAGGGTTCGTAGGCGGTGGCGGTTGTGCCTAGTTCGAGTTGTGTTTGAGAGTTTTGAAATTCTTGTGGCGTTAAGTTCTCAGTTAATACGTTTTTACAAAATGAAATTCGAACACCGTTACAATTTGATGGTATTGTTGATGTGAATTCTTGTACTTGTGTGTCGGAAGAGCCGGATGATATCCAAACATCATTATTATAAAAAGCCCAATTGCGAATTTTGTAATTAGTGTTATTAACTTTCATTGTAAATTGTGCAAGAGGATTCAGTTTAATAACTTGTGAACAAACTCTTGTTAACAAACTTGTGTTTATTGTTCCGGTTGTTGATGTAAGACCTCCTTGAAAAACAGTAATTGGGTCAAACAGATTCTTTCCAACAACCCCCACTAAATCCACTATAGGGTTTACCTGTGGCGAGTTCGTACCTTTTGACGTTCCTGTTGCCTTGTCGCCACATATCGCCCAGTCACTATTCCTAGTGAGTAGTTTTAAATTGCTTAATAGCATCGTGCTTTTGTGTAGTCCTAAGCCTAGTCCTAGCATAAGACCTCCTATTTATAGGCAACCACTTTGCCTGTAGTTTGAATTGATGTGAATATACCATAGATAGTTTGACCTGCACTTACTGTTACCGTCATGCCTACCGTACCATTTACCCAGTTAGTTGTTAATATCAGATCGCAATCTGTTAAAGCGTTGATTGCTACGAATGTTCCTGTTACTGTTGCGTTTGATATATATGTTCCGCTTGCGCCAAATTCTAAAGATACCATGTTGCCTCCTTATAAAAATAGGGACGATATAAATTAATATACCGTCCCTGTGGTTTAGGACTTCTTAGGACTTCTTAGGCCTTCCGCCTTTGTTGACTTTTATTTCTTCTTTTATTTCTTCTTTTATTTCTTCTTTTATTTCTTCATCAGATTCTTCATCAAGTTCATTGGGTTCTTCATCACTTACAACAAGTTCAAAACCTTCCGTTTGAAATGCCGAAACTTGTATAAGATGTTCAAGAACCAATTCGATCTCTTTGCCATCAATTACTTTTTTAACGGTAAACATTTAAACCTCCTATGCTACTTTGTGATACCAGATAGCATCTTTTCTCATATCCATTACAAATGCATCGTAAATAAATCTAAAATCAATTCTAGTACCTGAAATGCCTGGTGGGTCAATGTGAACGTTTGCTTCGCTTAACGTTTTAGGTGATGAGAAACAAGAAGGGTGCATGATAATAAATGCTGCATTAGCTGGCATTCTGTTAGAAGGAACTTTAACAATTTTAACTCCGTCAAGTTCGCCCATCATACCGCTAAATTTAACTTTTTGTCCTGCTTCTGATGCTAAAATAGCAGTAACATCTTGCTTAATAAATTTAAAGAATGTAGGTGTAACAAATGCAACTCTACCCTCTGTTGGTACAGAATCATTATCAAGTGATACAGTACCATCTAAAAACTTGTCATACGCATTAGATGCAGTGATTGCCGCAGTTGCTACATTAGAGTTTGTTGTTGCTACCGCTGCTAGTTTAGCAAGTCTGTAAGTGTCAAGTTCCGGTGTGAAAACTTCATCCATTTGCATTGCAGTAACTTCTGTTGCGGTTTTAACTTCCATACCTTGCTTGTAGTTTCCTTTATCAACAGTGATAGAGTTTGA